GGATTTGCGCGAAGGTCGGTTGCCGACCTACCAGGTGCAGGTCCTCCGTGTGGGCGGCGAAGGCGAGTATTACAACGTGGATGGCATGAAGCGCTTTCGCCCGCCCACCGAGGCCGAGGTGCTACAGGACCCGACGTACATCGAGATCAACAACGCTCGCCTCATGAACGACATGAAGGCTCGCCAGTTTGACGTCCGCCAACAGACGGAAAAGGCAAGGAACACAGAGCGTATGGGCAACCGCCCGCCGCTTCGCAGGGGGGCTGAGTAGTTGCCGTTTGAAACAGAAGTCGAGCCCCTAGCGCCGGAAGTCGTCGCGCGCTTCAACAAGCCGGAAGGCCAGGACCAGGCGCTCATGTCCCGCCTGGCGCAGCAGACCCGTGCGGCGTTCAGGCTGGAGAACACGGTCGGCTCCTTGATGAGCGACAGCGCACTTCCAGACGCCAACCTCGCGCAGACGGACCCGCTGGCCGTGGCGCTGTTCGACGCCGAGGAGTTCCTGTCCCCCGAGGAGAAGGCATACAGCGACCGCTTCACCGGGGCAAACAGCTACCGCGATATCGAGGCCATCCGCTTCAGGATCGCAGACGAGAAGGCTGCGCGCGAGGCCATGGCCAGCGGTCCCCTGCCCGAGTGGCTGATCGGTACGGTCGCTGCGGTGGTCGACCCCACCACGGTCCTCCCCATGGCCGGACCCCTCGTCAAGGGCGGCAGGGCGGCGGTGGCGCTGGGCTCGTTTGGGCGCGTGGGCGCATCCGCTGCGGCGGGCGCAGGCGCGCAGGAGGCCATCCTGCAGGGCACACAGGTCAGCCGTACCGCCGAGGAGAGCGCGGCCAGCGTACTGGGTGCCCTCATCGTGGGCGGTGTTATCGGCTCCGTGGCTGGCACACTGGGGCGGCGCGAACTTGCGCAGCTTACCAAGACCATGCAGGACGGCGTGCGCAAGCAGGTCGAAAACGACATTACGCAGGTCCTCCGCGCGTCCAGCCTGGGCGACCTGCCTCCCCCGAAGGCGGGCCTGTTCGACACCACCGCGGTAGGACGCTTCCTCGACGCCAACAACGCGCCCAACTTCACCCTGCCCCGTAACAACGTGGTCAAGGCGGCGGACAACGATATCCTGAACTACGTTGCCGAGACGCAGCCCAAGCTGCTCGACGACGTCACCCGCCTGGCCAACGAAATCCAGAAGGCCGACGAGCGCATCTCCCGTCTGGAGGCCGACCCCACCACGCCCGTCACGCGCATGGTCATGCCGCGCGACCAGCTTACCATCGACCTGATGGACGCGCTGGCCAAGGAGGGCACGCCCGCAGCCAAGGAGCAACTGGCCAATATCCAGGAAAGCCTCCAGCCTGCCGTCACCCTCAACCGCCTGAAGCGCGAGAACGAAGACCTGATCGCGGAGTGGGAGGCGGCGGAAACCCGACTGGCCAAGACGATCGAGAAGACCAAGAAGGCGATGGCCGAGATCGAGGCCAACCTCACGCCGAAGGACCGCGCCGAGGCCGCGCTGGAGATCGCCCGCCTGCAAGCCGCGTTCGAAAAGGAACTGGCCGAGGGACGCGACCCGCTGAAGCTGTACCCGCAGGGCGACCCGATGGACTGGCTGCGCGGCTTCGCGCGGTTTCCCGGCGATCCTAAACTGAAGAACCCGCCTAAGACCCCGGACAAGGTTGAGCCCCCGAAGCCGGGCGATCCTCCCGCGCCCAAGGACGCCTCATCTGCGGCCACCGGCCCTAACGCCCCGGCATCTGACTTCACCTCGCGTCTGCGTAGCTCGTTCAAGGTCGCGGAGATCACCGCCAAGCTGGCCAAGATCGGGCTCGCCATGCCGTCGCTCTACATGTCGACGTCCATGTTCGAAACCTCACGCCGGGTCATCAACCGCTTCGCCTACACCGGCCTGCTCCTCGACGACCACTTCAAGGGCGCTCGCCACGGCGACGACTTCGAAACCGAGGTCAAGATACTGGGCGAGCCCATGATGATGCAGATGGTTCGCAACGTCGATACGGCGTGGGCGGATTACAAGCAGGCGGTCAAGGCGGGCGAAGCGCCGAAGATGACGCGCGGGCAGTTCTATGACGCGATCGGCACGGCCATGACCGAGGGGGACGTTGGCCCGCACAAGATCATCACGGACGCCGCTAAGGCACAACGCCTGATCGACAAGCACTTCGCGGACCTGGCTACCGAGTGGGCGGTCGGTGTGTTCAAGAACCCCGAGGCGGTGGCCAAGAAGATGGCGGGCAAGAGCCATCTTCAGCGCGTCTACCACCACGAGCGCATCAAGGCCAACCCGGTTGGGTGGAGAGAACTGGTCAAGGACTACTTCCGTCGTCAGTCGGACAAGCCGATCGCGGAAGATTTCCTCGACGAAATGGCCGACAGCGTAACCAGTAAAATCCTGGGCCAGCCGGACGGTCGCCTGCCCGGCAAGATAACCGTGCCCGAGGGCCGCGGGTCCGCCAAGGAGCGCACCTTCGATATCCCCGACAACTGGCGCACGGCAGACGGGCGCTACGGCATGAGCGACTTCGTCGACCGCAACGTGGTCAACGTCATGGCGCGCTATATCCGCACCATGGCCGCCGACGTCGCCTACCAGAAGATCATGGGCGGGGACGAGGGTATCGCTGTCATCCTGGAGCAGTTGAAGCGTGAGCGGGACGACATGCTGGCCGCGCTTGCGGAGAAGTCCGACGCCAAGATGAGCAAGGGTGAGGCCCCCAAGCCTCGCGAGATCGCCGCGCTGGAAAAGAAGAACCTCCAGATCGAGGCCATGTACGAGCGTGACCGCAGCACGATCGAGGCGCTGGTGCATCGCATCCGCGGCACCGAGCCAGGCGGCGCGATGGACCCGCGCTACGCAGGCGCGCGTACCGTGGCCAAGGTCATCAAGAACTCCAACATTCCCCTGTTCATGGGTTCGTCCCTGATTTCCCAGCTTCCAGACCTGGGACGTATGGTCATGTCCGAGGGCATCATGCGGACGTTCGGCGGGCTGGCTGGGCACTTCACGGACGGCTTCAAGTCCCTGAAGATGGCCAAGGCTGAAGGGCAGCGCGCTGGCACGATCAACGACATGCTCATGGGCGGGCGCGCAGGCCAGCTTGCGGATATCGGAGATCAATACACCAACCAGTCGAAGCTGGAAATGCTCTCGGGGCTAATCGCCCACAAGTCGCTGGTGTGGTTCGGCGTGTCGCCGTGGAATACCATTGTCAAGAGCCATGCCTCTTACAACGGAGCGGACACCCTGCTGCGTCGTGTTGCGGCCATGGCGGACGGCAAGCCGCTCACCGAGGTACAGGCTGCGCAGATGCGGGCGTGGGGTATCGGGGACTACGAAGTCGAACTGATCGCCAAGGAGCGTGAACTGTGGGGGGAGAATACCCGCGGCGCGTTCTTCTCCAACGCCGACCAGTGGAAGAACATAGAGGCGCGTAACGCTTTCGAACGGGCTTTGCTGCGCTACATCGACGGCAACATCCTGACGCCCGGTGCGACAGATCGCCCCCTGTGGACGCAAGGCCCGGTGGGCTCCCTGATTACCCAGTTCCAGGGCTTCGGCTTTGCCTCCCATACCCGTATCCTGGTGGCCGGGCTACAGCAGCGCGACGCCAACGCACTGTCCTCCATGCTGGCCATGGTCGGGCTGGGGATGATGGGAACGGCCTTGCGTGATATCGTGTCGGACGGCAAGGTCAAGGAGCGAGACACCCGCACTTGGGTACGGGAAGGCATCGACCGCTCTGGTGTTCTTGCACACATGATGAACCTAGACAGTATTGTGGGCAAGGCCACCGGCATCAACCTGCAACGAAAGCTCACAGGTCAGGAGGCCGAGCGCTTCCAGGGACGCAGCCTCGTGGGCCAGCTTGGCGGCCCTACTGCGGCCACGATCGACAACACTGCCCGCGCCCTGCGGGGTATGGCGGACGGCACCATGACGGGGGCAGACGTCCACGCCATCCGCAAGGTGTTTCCCTACAACACTTTCCTAGGGACAAGGTGGCTGTTCGACAGCGTCGAGCAGGGCATCGTCGACCAGTATGGCCTGGCACCTCGACAGAACCCCCGCTGATAGGGTATAATCCGACCATGAAGGTACGTTATACTGTTCCCTCCGACGCCTCGCGGGTGGGGTATTCCACCAACGGGTCGACCACGGTATTCTCCGTGCCTTTCGTGTTCTTCGACGACACGGACCTTCAGGTTGTTCTGGTGAACAACACCACGGGCGTCGAAACCACCTTGGCTCTGACTACGAACTACACCGTTACCGGGGGCGCGGGGGCCGCGGGCTCGCTCACCACCCTCTCGACCTACGCCTCGGGCTCGACCCTCGTGATCCAGCGCGAGGTTCCCTACACCCAGGAGATCGACTACCAGGCCAACGATGGCTTTCCCGCGGAAGTCAACGAGGAGGGCCTGGACCGTGCGACCATGCAAATTCAGCAGGCATACCGTCGTGCTCGCCAGTCCCCGCAGCTTCCCGCCACCTTCGATCCCGAGAACGACACGGCTATCAGCATTCCCCTGCCCGAGGCTGGCAAGGTTCTGGTGGGTAACGAGGATGGCTCGGGGTGGGACAACGGGGTCCTAGCGGACCTGCCCAGTGACTTGGCTGTCCTCCTGACCGACCCGCAATCCGGCGACATTCTGGCCCTCGCTTCTGATAGCGTGTGGAAAAATGTGGGGCTCGTTTTCAATGTAAAGTCTTTTGGCGCTGCGGGGGACGGCACCACTAATGACACGACCGCCATCGCCAGCGCGGTAACTGCCGCGGCGGTTGGCGGGGGCGTCGTCTATTTCCCGCCCGGAACATACCGCGTGTCCGCGGTTACTCTAAGCAGCCGAACGGGTGTGCATCTGGTCGGCGCGGGGAGGGGCGCGACTACTATCAAGTCTATTGATCTGGCGAATACCCACACGATCAATATGACAATCTGCACGGATTGCTCTGTGTCACGTCTGACGATCGACGGCAATGGCGCAGGGCAGACTAACAACCCTCATGGCATCCGCCTGACTAGCGGCACGCGCGTGTCTATTTTCGATGTTCATATCAAGAACACGGGGGGCTACGGCATCGGCGCGCAGGATGGGGTGTTTGAAAATCTGACCATCGCCCAGGTGCTAATCGAGGACGCGGGGGCGGACGGCATTGATATCAAGAATAAAGATGACGGCAACAGCGGCACGCAGCTTTCCAACATCGTCATCAAGAACTTTGGAACCAACACCGCCGTAACCCAGTACACCGGAGTGGATATCCGCGGCCCCGCGAACCTTAACAACATCACCGTTGAGGCTGTTGGCATCGGCAATGTCGGGATCAGGTTTCGCCAAAGCGGAGACGCTACAGGCACAGGCATCGGCGGCCATCAGTCCAACCTGGTCAACTTCCGGGTGGTCGGAGCGGACACCGTTAACGCGGGCACCATTGGACTGGCCGTAATAGGGCTAAACGTCAAAGCAACCAACGGCTTTGTCACCGGGTGCGGATACGGAGTGCAATCGTCGGACAGCGAAAACACTTTTGTAAACGTGCAGGTATACGCCTGCACCTTCGACGGCTTCAAGCTGGCGGCGGTGGACGCTACTCTGACCGCCGACAACTGCACACTGATCGGATGCGGGGCCAATGGGTGCGCGGGGAACGGCCTCACCCTTGAGGTGGTGGACAACTGCAAGGTAATTGGAGGGTATTTCACCGGCAACACGGTGCGTGGTATCCAAATACCCTCGGGCGCAACCAACAACGTCATTCTGGGCGCGCATTTTTCGGGTAACGGCACCGATCTGTTTGATGCCGGAACTGGCACAAAAATAGATCACACCACTGGGTATGTCGCGGCCAACTCGGGGACCGCGCAGCTACTGTCCGGGACAACTTCCATCGCCGTCACCCATGGCCTCAGCGCCGCCCCCGCGGTGTTCACCCTGACCCCCTTGGAGAACTTGGGCTCTGCAACGTATGCGTATGTCACCGCGATTGGCACGACTACATTTACAATTAACTTTGACGCCGATCCCGGCACCAACGTCAATGTGCGTTGGTCGGCTAAAGTGAACGCCGGGTAATGGAGAACGAACATATCGAGCGCAGCCTGGGGCGGGTCGAAGGGAAGGTCGACGGCCTTGAGGAGACCATCAAGGAGATAAAGAGTATGCTCCAGGAAAGCCACAAAGACATCACCAAGCGTGTGTCTTCCCTGGAGCATAGTCGGTCCAAGCTACTGGGTACCGCCTCCGCGATCGGCGCGGCCTTCGGTGTATTCGGCGGATGGATGACCGCCAACCTCCTGCCCCGCATCCCCCACTAGCTTCGCTTCTTCCCGCGCGATCAGGCGGTTCAGCATGTCACGCGCCTTGTGCAGGTCTTCCACGCCGTTCTTGTAGGGGAAGCGCACGAGGTACTTCAGCACACTGGCCTGGAGAAAGTCCAGGCCATTGGCCTCGATGAAGTCGATCGGCTGGATCGCGAACCGGGCGTAGTGCGCCGGGGACGAGATCACGTTGTAGCTCCCGGCCAATGAGGGCTTCTGCCACACGGGCGTAGGATCGGAGGCAATCCTGTCGCCCACCCCGTACTGGACGCACCACGAATGATGCCCCTGCGGGGCTCCACAATCCTTGCACAATTTACCCACGCCACTCTCCTCCGTAAATAGTCGCCATTGCTCTCTTGCCGTTCGGGTAGGCTACTCCGAACGTGTGGCTCCAGGCCCCCGGTCCCGAGTTGTACCCAAGATCGAGGAGGCTAGAAGTACCAACCATCCAAACGCCATCAACGATGCCAGCGCGGTGGCCATGCCCGATAAATGACTTGCGGCCCATTCGGGCGAAACCAAGCATAGAACCACGCCCGCCATTGACGCCAAGATGGCCGTGCATACCAAGCTCAATCCCACCATTAGCGTCCTTACAAATGACATAGCTGTCGTCCTCCCGCAGGAAGTTAACGCCCTTGATGCCGCGTTTCATCATAGCATGTTCGAACACGGAGAACCTACG